ATCCTTATAATAGATCTGGCCTGTCAACTCATTTATGTAATTCGTAACAGATGGATCATCTTCCGTATATCCCCATGTATCCTGATGGGAATTCTTAACTTCTTTGGTAGTTTCTTTAGCTAATAGAGTTTTAATTTCAGCACCGGTTAAGGAAGTCCCTGCAATACTAGTTATAGGATCAGCATACCATAACCTTTTAATTCCGATAAACTTCTTACTCATAATTATTTCACATTTAAAACTTCAAACAAAATTCTTACATTTACATAATGACACTTCAAATAAGCGTCTTGCTCTCGCCCGATAGAAGAAATTCCATAGCGATAGGTAGTACCGTCGTAAGAACTTACCACATCATCCAGCAGTTCTTGAGCTTGTCTTTCAAGTTCGCCCAAACGGGTGGAATTAGCGGAATTCTTGCTTGAATCAGGAACACATAGGTTCACCTCTACAAAACCTTTCTTCCAATAAGTACCCGCTTCTTGCTTCTTGGCATGAATGACAATTCTTTCGGTTGTAATCTCGCCCGTAAGAGTTTCTCCGTCAGGTACTCTATCAATCCCGAAAGCCTTGCAATCACGATAAAGGATGTTCGCTATGTCGCTACTTACTATCATCTATTCAAATTCTTCTTTAGCTCGTTTTTCCGCATGTAGAGCGGCACCACTTAAAACATCAAACTCTTTGGATTCCACATATGAAGCATATTCTGTTTCATTCTTCAGCAATATCCCCTCTTCGTCAACTTCTCCCTCATTGGATGCTCTTAGAACGCCTGTACGATCTTGATAACTACCGTTATCTTTAGCGTATTGAACTGATTCATTAGCTATCTCACGCTCTTTTGCAAGAACACGGGATTTCTCGTCATCAAACCAAGAAGCCACATCTGAAAAGTCAAAATTTACATCCATAACTCTGAATAATTAAAATAATTTGTAGATTTCACAGTGTAAATCGTCCCACATGCCCTCACCGTTTCGCCATCTAGGCATCTCACTTCATCACCCGCTTTCAGAGAAACCTTCTTCTCGCATACAACGTGATAGTTTGGCCTGAACACAGAACCATTATCAGAGGTAAACTCTTTTGTAGTGTTATCATCGCACCGACATCCGCATACCGTTTCCCAATCTTCTCTACCTGTATTTGGAATAGGTCTGCCAAACTCATCCTTTTTTGGTTTGGTAATGACTTTAACTTGCAATATATGAGGGGAAAAAATCATAAGAATGTTACTTTAGGTTTATTGCTTAACTCATCCTTTAATCCGTACTCTTTGCAAGCCCATGAATAGTAGTCCTTAACGCCCTGAATGTTCCAAGACATTGAAAACCCGCTTTCTGAGATGGACTGCGCACGGAGTAAGAGAGAAGGAATGAACTTCGCAATCGACACACTGATTTTCAGCTTATTATCTTCAGTTACTTCATCGTTAACTTCAAGAGAGATATCCAAAAGGTCAGCCTCCGACAACTGAATGCCGAAGGTCTGAAACTTTTGTTTTATGTAGTCACCTACTATCATGCTTCAATTCCCAAAGCTGTTTTTAGAGTCATTGTCTTCTCTTCATCCAAAGCGACAATATTTGCAATCAGAGTTTCCCCTTTCATGTTCATCGTTGCTTTTTCACCTATAGCCTTCAATGCATCAACAACTGCTTTTTTCTCAAACTCCTGTTCAAAGAGAGAAAGAGTTTCTTTGCTTTCTTCTTTCTTCTCTTCAAGAGCTTCAACCAGACCACGAGACACTAAGTCTTTTACACGATCCTCATCAGTCATCTCAAGCTCTGTGCCAACCTGATACAGTTCTTTAGTGAACTTATCACGAAAAATACCAATAACTTTTACTTTCATCTTTAGCCCTCCTGAACTGCATTAATAAGTGATAAATCAAAGTTCACAATCCGCGTAGGATTACTAATCTGCGGAATCCACTCGGCTGTGTACTCCAGATAACGCCCATTTTTATCCCTGTATTGCGAGATAAGCATGTTCCCGTCTGATTGTGTATAAGCACGTCCTGGTATGGGATCGGTAGCCTCATACGGAGTATGGAAGCGCATATATCCGATTTTGTCCTGACGAAGCAGAGTTATACGACCATCGGCATAAACCTGATGGTTAATACCTTGCTGATCCTCAACGTAATCTTCCTTAATATCAATAGCAGGAAGCCCAATGCCAGTGAACACTTGCGATGCAAGATCGGAAGTAACCAAAGCGGCACTTGCCATGACTTCACGCTGCCCAAGAATCATCTTGAATTTATCTCCTAATTCGGGACTGCCCACGATATACTTAACGAACGTTCCACGAGACATAACCATCTTTTGAAACGCACCGTATTGAGGCTTCAAAGAATTGATCTGTGCTTGCAGATAAGAAATAAGCTTATCTGCTACAGCGGCTTCGGGAGTGATAAATTTGAACGGAAGATCAATTTCTAACACATCCGGAGTGTTTATGTCTGAGCGATTATCTTTGTTCTTCACATTTGCAGAACCCGTCATCAACAAAGAACCTACAACCAAGTCCATACGCTTGTGAGCTGCCAACATCACCTGACGGAAATCATCATAAACGAAATTGATAATCTCATTCAAAGCAGTATTTTGATTAGCGGGTTTGGCTGCGTTGAATTTATCAATCAGGTCCTGTAACTCAGACAAACGGTCAATTGATATTTGGTAGGCATCACCAAGATAGGCTATTTCACCATACCCAGAACCGATGTTCCGACGTTCACGGATAGGTTTCTCACCATAGCGTGAATTGATAGAACCGGCCATGACCCCAGTTACAGAACCTATATAGTCCTTGAACACACGTGTAGTAGTACGACGGAAGTCAAGATACTGCTGCCAGTATATCTTATCGTCTCTCGTCTGAGAGACACGATTAATGATAGCGGAGATTATATTCGCATCATTAAAAAGAGTTTCAATAGTCAACATCATATCTTAATCCTCCTATTCGTTAAATTGAAAATCTTTACCCAAATTCACTTTGTCCGTATCGGAGAAAGGAACTACCAACTTACCCGGTTCAATCTCACGAGCTGCCGATAACAGCGCAACCAGATTGATACCATCCTCTACTTTCCTGCTCTCATAAAGAGCTGAATTTGCAACGTTCTTAGGGGTTGTTCCGCCAACTTCACTAGCCTCGAAAAGAACGGCATTTTTTGCGATGCTGGTACCAAAGTCTGATATGGTCAACACATCATAATCAGAATTCGACTTATCAACTCCTGAAACTGTGGTACCTTTAGTTCCATTACCTAAAAACATACCAGAATAAGCATAAGATCCCTTCTGGATTTTAAGGCTCGTGCCTCCTGAAGCATAGGCTTCTACCACCTTCACGTTTCTCACTACCTTGCATGTCTTGTATTTCAAATCGGCAGCTATTGGAATAAATGAAGGAAGAACATCCCCTACGTTCAGGTTTGTCGTGTCAAGCCTGTACGGCCCTCTACGACGAATACCCGTACTTACATCGTATCTTTCCTCTATCGATGGCTCTGGGGTTAAGTTGTACTTAAATCCTGCACTCATTGTTACTTTTTGTTTTGTTCAACAATCTCTTCAGTACCTTTATTAATCATATTGGCGATTTCGGTACTTTCTTTCTCAAGCTTTTGCTCCGGTGTTTCGGGAGCTTGTACGCCTTTGAATCCGTCATTAGCAAAGTCTTGTTTCAAGTCCTTGAAATAGACATCCAAGTCCTCATCTTCTTTAATGGCGCATCTCTTAGCGTAATTCTCAGGAATACCATACTCCTTTGCCTTTGCAAGAATCTGCTCTTGGCGTGTAGCCTGCAACTTCTCTTGCTTCAAAGTAGAAAGTTCAATTGAGAGAGCCTTATTGGACTCAATCAACGCCTGTGCCCATGCGGGAACATCATCTTTCTTTTCTTCTGGTTGTGGATTAGGATTGGGATTCTCGATTGGCTTACCGTCTTTAAGGTTATGCTTCTTCTCATAGTTTCTGATTGCTGATTGAGTAGCATCCCCGGCACGGAAGTCACCGTAACTTGTCAACACGTACGAAAAACTAACTCCCTCCACAATGGCAGGTATTTGGCTTTCGTCCGTTAGACCTTCAGCTTTCTTGGTCGCTATCCGGTCAAGAATAGCATCATCGACACCGACAAATTTCGTTTTCAATGCTGCTAAGATTTTTTCTTTCATACCGTATGAATATTAAATTGTTAAATTGAAATTCAGTGGTATAAAAGTACTTATAGTGTATTTCTGTGGGAATTTTTTAGAGGTGGGAAAGCTAACAAGTAGGGAAAGGTGCGTTATTAAAGAAAAAAGGCGCGAAACCGAGTGGAATCACGCCTAAAAAGTATATATAC